TGTTGACTATATAACCTGACTGCTCTAACTCTTTGGTGTAACGATAGATTGTACTAATAGATTGACCACACTTCTCCGCCAGTGTCTGTTGTGTGGCATAACACTCTTCGTTACTACCCATCTCGGTGTAGCGCCATATTGTTCCTAGTACCACAGCACAAATGAGACCGTGGTTTTCCACGACCTCATCTATAAGTGGGGTAAATCCTCTCAACCTCATTCTGATAACACTCTCCTTTTTATATGTTAGGGCGGGAAGGAATCGAACCTCCGTGTGAGCCTTCAGTACGTGGCAACAGCTCATCACCGATAAGAGAAGTAAGGATGTAGTCAACACCCACCACGTTTCGGTGCAACCTTGCTCCACCCCACGCTATTATTTAGGTTGTATACCTACTATCTTTTTGTGACCTTTGTTGTTGACACCCCAATGTGCTACGTAGCCCGTGAACTCACCTTCCTCGGGTGTTATACTTGCTGCTTCCCACACTTCGGGCCAAGCCCGTATACCAAACTCCGTAAAGTTGCCGCCCTGTACCAAAAAGCCGACATTATCTTTTCGGATTTTTGCTGTATCGAACGAGCCACTATCGGTGCTGTTAGCTGAAAACGCCTGCTGTTGTGGCACTGCCGTAGCTACTGGTTGCGACACCTGTCGCACCGCAGTCCAACCACCCTTCTCCACTTTATCTATGATGTGCCGACGCTCAGTCAACAATGCCGTAGCCTGCTGATAGGTTGATGCCCGTAGTGTTATGTTAACTTTGTTCCCATCGGCATCATACATATCCCACCATACAATTGCACCAGCCTCTGTACTGGTACGCTCTGTCACCTCAGCTCCCAATTCCTCTGCTATCTCCGCTACTTTTTTTGACATTATACTTCCTCCTTTGTTGCTACTTTGTCTATTTGTAGGTTAACAAACTCTCCTGACTTTGAGTGGCGGTATACTTCTCTCCGCAAAGCCATACGTAAAAAAGAACTCATTGACCTATCTTGTTGGTCAGCCGCCTGCACAATGCGTCCGTACAACTCGTCAGCCACATAAGTGCCTATGTGATTTTTCTTTTCTGTGCTCATGTCTGAATCTTACACCAACCAATCATCCTTGTCAAGTTCCCACACTTTACCAAACCTTGTGTGACCCTTTGTTTTTATAGCATACCAGAGGGCAATCGTAAGGTAATCGTCAGGTACAACCCTGTTGTTTGTATGTCATTTCGTGTCATAATTTGACAAAACACAAGGTATGTAGTACAATGCTTGGAGCGGGCAATGAATGTCTCGCTAACGCAATCGCACCTTAACAATTAAATATTCAAAGGAGAGTGTTATGAGCAAGTTCATAGCAGTACAAGATACGTATGACTGGTTGAGTGACATAGACGACCCAGTAGAACGTGAGATGTGGGAAGACCATGTAGGTCTACCCTTTCACGGCTTCATCAATCTCTACCAAGTAGCACTAGTGCAGGTACACCTACCCAAAGTAGTGACAATGATGTACGACCCACGTCATGGCAGGAAAGGTATAGAAACTAACTGGACTGAGAAAGGTAAGATTGTCATAAACGAGATGACCATCAAGTGTAGTGATGGCGTGAACTGCTCCATCTACAGCCCGAAGGAACGAGATAGAGTGCAGAAAATCCTCACACCTGAAGCAACTTACAACATGAAAAAGGCAACACTTGATTGGCGTGAAAACAACAAGTACGGCAGTGAGGTAACTACTGATGAAGAAGACATGGTGTTGCGAGAAGTCAAGACACCTTATCGGTATGTTACGAAACAAGTGGCAACGTTGGAAGATAAGTAGACGGTAGTTCGACAAGAGAAGTTGAGGTGCGATTGCAACAGAACAGACACTAGAAACCAGAGGTGATAACAGTGAAATATAGATACACTAAAGCCGAGGAAGAGGAAGCTAAATTGGCGAGGTCTTGTATAGAGTATTGTTATTGTACTGGGCAGTCAAAGAAGTTTCCCAATGTTAGTGCTGGAGATAAGTGGAAGAAACAGTTACATATAAAGATGCACGGGTTAGACCAAACCGCGTGTCCCGACCTGACGCTAGAGTTCCAAAATGAATAGGAGTGTATTGTAAAGATGAATCGCTTTATACTAGTAGCCGTGTTATGCGCGGCTATCTGGTTGATTAATTACTCGTTGAGTGATTAGTCAGTCGGTATCGCCTGATAATTTACGGACACAGTATTCTCGGTCAGGCTGTCGTTGTATAGCCTGAGCCAGAAACCACCCATCGCAGGTACACCAAATCCTCTACGGCTAGACCAACTGTTGCCATCCTCAACATCAGACACATAGCAACCTGTCTGGAGATAGATACGTTCTTGGTCAGTCATTATCCTACCCTGACTACTAATAGTCTCGACTGGCATCGACATACTGAACCTATTGTGTATATGTCCTCTAACTATGATGTCAGCATTGGGCCACATGACGGCACTTCGGTTACTCTGGATAGCACCTTTAGTCACAGGTGCATTACCGCCTACGCCATGATGGTATTTCATGTTGATAGTCTTACGCCGACCACCATTAGCATACTTCATTTTGAATTGTATCCAGCCTGTGTAAGGCGCTATTGTCGGAGCAGTACCTGTCTTTATCTTGAGATGAGTAGCTACAATCGTGAGTGGGTCAATTTCGTGCCGACGACGGTACTCAAAACAATGATTCCCCATGCTCAAAAATTTTACATTCTCTGCATAAGGAGCTAAGAAGTCAGCCGCATCCTCACATACACTACCAAGATAGTCCTCGTCCATAGCATACTCAGGACGTAGCTCATGCTTGGCACTACGAGGGTCAAACTTACCGCCCATTAAGTCTAGCAAGTCACCGAATATAAAAACAGGTGCGTTACGCACCCTAGCTTGTTCCAAATGTTTACGGATTAGTTTTCTATTACAGCCTTTAGCATCAAAATGTATATCACTAATCAGTAGAAAGTATTGTTCCCACTGTGCTGTGTAGTCTAGACGCGTGTAATAACAGCCTGCCGAAACAGACTGTTCTAATGTAGGTATAGCTACCATTTATTTATGTAGAGATTAGACTTCCGAAAATACTTTGAATACAATCATCACAATTCCACCTACTACCATCCATATCAGTTTCATTAACCATGCTAAATGTGCCTCCATTGATGCCATGCGTTGTGATAATTCCTTAAATTCATCCTCTAGTCCGTCTAACGTCCTAGCCATGCGTTCGCTAGAGTGATTAAGTACCTTAATGTGGTCACGTATTCTATCTAATATACTCTCAACTTTAACGTCCATTTCTCTGTCCAACTAATGTTGCAATGTCCGAGCCATGCCATGTCTCGTGTTTGAAGCCACTACTGGAGGTACTTATAAAAGAATACGCCGAATGTACATTATGTAGACTAGCATAATACTCTACATATTGCAAGCCTTTTTCGTGCTTAGGTACCTCGGGTGATGGGTTAGAAAACTCGGTAATCATAATAGGTTTGTTCTTGTTGTGATACCGCTTATACCATTGCCCGTGGTCGTCTGAATAAATCTGGTCTCTTGTCACCCAATAACAATGGGCGCAGATAAAGTCCGCTTCGTCCACCGCTGTCCAGCTTTCGTTGAAAAAGCGGATAGGGTCGTAGCGCACACCAGCCATACTGAAGCCCGGCGATAGGCCCGGATAACCAAACTTTGCATCTGGCATTAGCTGTCTTAGCTTTGCTACTACCGATAAGAACCATAAACTAAACTCTGCTCCGTCTTTCCAGACATCCCACATCCCTTCGGCGGACTCATCTATCTTTAAGTTAGGCTCGTTATGTACCTCAAAGTGCCTAACTCCCGCCTTGTACCACTTCAGTGCGTCTTCTGCTATAAGGTTGACAAACTGTTGTGGACGACGGAAGTGTTTATTTACTTTAGCAAACAATCTAATTAGTATAAACATATCAGGGTTGATGTCTTTGAGTACCTTTACCGTATCAGCACTCTCGTTTGACAAACCCTTGTATGCTTCGATTTTGCCCTCTTTAATCATTTCTGTTGTTTCGGGCAATATAGGATTGCCCCAGCTCCCATCTGCACTGCCATGAAGCCCCACAAGTGCCTTTGTTTGCCCCGTAGGAGGCTCAGGTGGCTTGGGAGCTACGATTGTGTCATTTACTACCTTAATTCCTTGATAATGCTCCTCAAACCAATCCTCTATGTCTGGTGGATGGTTGCCATGTAGTATTACTACCCGTTCTGCTAAATCGCCAATACCAGCATCGTCATAGGAAAAACCAATAGTGCCTCGCTCCTCATAAGCCTCGCGTGCAACTGAGACAAAATCATCTATCGAGCTATCTGGTGATAACAAATGGTATGTGCGTTTATATTGTGTTCTAGGCTGACCTCTGCTCATGATAGCCACCATAGGATGAATGCTGGATGCTCTGGATGAAAGCAGCTTAGCCTCTGCCTTGCGCCTTCGGGTGAGCGCAGATAACTTCTTACCCCCTGCATGGTCATACCGTAGGAGCTCTTTTGCGGCTTTTCGTATCTTGCCTTTGTTATATAAACGGAGAATGTCTTTAATGCCTGTAACGCCAAGGTTATAAGATGCAGATAATAGTGCTGTAGTTTGGTTTGGAGTGGGTTGAATTTCGAGTGCTGCCTCGAGGTTCTTTGCGTACTTACGGAGATTGCTACCCAAAGCTTTGTGAGCTGCTTCCTGAGTGATAGTTTGTCCTTCATAACTGATAGTGCCATATCCAATTGACCATTGGTGATAGTCCCAATAAGCAGTTGGCGCAAAGCCCTCCCACTGTTTAATGAAGTTGATAGTCTCATTGGTTATCTCTAGTTTAGGCACAGCCTAAGCCCCACATCCTGCGCTTCCACATCCTGTACTTGTTGTGGTACGAAATGAATGTCCACATCCGCAGCTAGCTACTGCTTGTGGGTTGTCAATACTAAAGCCACCACCCATTAAAGTGTCCTTATAATCAATCTCAGAGCCATCCATATACATCATCGAAGTTGGGTCTATAAAAACTTTGACTCCATCGTGATTGAATACAGTGTCTAGCTCTCGTTCGTCAGCTTCGATTTTCATACCATACTGCATACCAGAGCATCCACCACCCGATACAAATACACGTAGACCGTGGTCGGGTATTTTACGGTCGGATAACATATTAGTAATATGTTTATGAGCTGCGTTAGTCAGTGTTATCTGTTCCATTTCGTTTGACCTGTTTTGCCTCTGGAAAGTGAATGGTAGTATCACTGCAGTCCATTTGAAAGCCACAATTTGGACAATTCAATCTACACATATTTGCTTTCATAGTGTATCCACAGACATCACAACCTACTACTATCTCGTATTTCTCGCTTACTCGTTGCCTGCTTTGCGCCAATCCTGCCATGTCTCATGTATATCTTCACGTAACATATCGCACAATTCTCCCTGACGACCTTGTTCAACCGGTCCAAACATTGCATCGGTGAGGAAGCATAAGTGCTGTTCGTTGTACTCAGCTACTAAACTTAGCCTACGTATTTGTACAATACTATATACACACCATAATAGCATAGCCAATATAGCGACTACTAAACCGTAGTCCAGCATACTTATAGCAGGCTTGTTCACTTCTTTTTCTTCTTACCTTTCTTCTTGTAGCTTCTCATCAGGCTGGCTCCTCTGGGAACTCCACATCGTCAGCATTATCAAAATCTTGTGGTATATCTCTGAGTGATTGTCGGTATGCTTCCCAATCTGATTTGTCTTCCATAGGATAGTCAGGCATTAGATATGCGTCACTATCTATTAGTAGTGCATTACGTTTCCTACGCACCTCCAGCCAGTCAAAGTCATCTTGAGCCTGTACTAAATCTGCCTCCAAACTAGCTTCGCTTGGTATACTGTACTGGTCATCATGGATAACAATATTCTCATACACTTTATCTTTGCTGTCTGACCAGCCGAACCATTGCCCTTTGTGGAGCTTTACTAATACATCTTCAATGTGGTCTGGTCTGCCTAAATCGTCCATTATGTATCTCCTAATCTAATAAATGTCATGCTCGTATAGTTATAGCCTGTGTTGCCTTTGACTGTTGCATTATCGTCCTGAGTCTTGACATGAAACCTAACCTTATGGGTAGTAGTGTTTTGACAATCAACCACATAGTCTGTAAAAATATTCGCATATTGTTGTCCTGAACCCCCATATACACCGCTTCTGCCATATGTTAGTGTACCGTAAGATGAATTGTCATTTGTGCCAAATATCTGCGCATCGGTATATGTAGAGGTACTGTCGTAATAATACGTAACTAAAAAGTTCACGTACCAAAAACCAGTCGCTGGAAATGTAAAGATACCACTACTCTCCGACATACTAGCACCGAGTGTACCAAACGGTCCATCTGAAGGCGCATCCACTTGTTCTAGGTTGCTTGCTATTGGCGCAGCATCGCCATCAAAGTTTGTGGTCAATCGCCATTGGCTGGCATGGGTAATGCCACCACCTGCTGCTGCTTCAAATGCTGGGGGTGCTCCTGCTCCTGCGGAAGTAAGCACTTCTCCATCACTACCAGTAGCGATAGCTACTGGATTACCACTGGCATCAAACGAGATGATGTTTCCATCTGTACCACCAGCCAGCTTTGCTAAAGTAATCTGGTCATCTAGAATGTCAGCAGTTTCTACAGGTAAAGCTGACCTATTGGGGTCGCCGCCTATGTATGGCATTATGTGTCTCCTAACTTAAGAAAGTTAAAGTAAGTTATATTCTGCGAAGTAGAACCTTTTGTGGTTGCATTGGTGTCTTGATGTGTAACACTAAATTTAACTTTGACATTACTGGTGTTTGTGACATCCAGTATCTTAGCCGACTGTGCCTGTGCAAAATAATTAGAACTACCATCCTGACCATGCTTACCATCAGTAGCGGTATCCCAGTTACTACCACCATCTGTCGTGGTTTTTATCATAATGATATGCCACTGCAATCCAGAAGTATAATAGTATTGGCATACTGCTTCCACTAGCCAATAGCCAGTAGAAGGAAAAGTAAATACTCCACTACTTTGAGTCATAGCTGAACCCAAACTACCACTGCCGTAGGTATCATCTACCTCTAAGTTAGAAGCTATTGGGTCAGCAGCACCATCAAAGTCCGTAGTCAATCTCCACGTGCTGGCTGCGCCAAGACCTCCACCTGCTCCTGCAATAAGATTGTCAACTGTAACTGCTTTCAGTACGCCTGCATCTGACAATAAGAGTTCGTCACTACCAGCAGGTTGCGCACCAATATTGGTATAGCCAGCAGGGTCAAGAAGTTTATCGACAGTGATAGCTTTCAATACACCAGCATCAGAGATAAGCAACTCATCTGTTTCTGCTGGAGCTGCCCCTATATTAGTATAAGCAGCTATGTCTTTTTGACCGGGTGCATTACCTATATATCCCATTAGTCCTCCTATGTGCTGATTGCGTCAACGTAAGATACCCACACGTTGAGACTATTGGCTGTGTTACATACAGCTTTCAATACATCACCACTTTGCAATATTATCTTAGCTCCACCATCTATCAGTTCTAAGCTAGAACCGTAGGGGATGTTAGCATTCTTTATAATATAGCTGTCAGCACTACCACCTGAAGCACTTGATGTAATATATACATCTGCCGTAATAGCTGCTGATGCGTGAATGTTAGCCAAGCGAATACCCACGATTGCATCATCGCTATTGCTTGTCATAATTGTTCTGGCAGTATCACCTATGGCTACATCGCCACTACTGTCGGATGCTACTGCTCTTTCAAAGTCTTGTGCCATAATGTCCTCACTTGTTCCACTTCTTTAGTGGACAGTCGCTCCATTGCATTGATGTTTTAGTTTTGATGGCGCATCTGCATTCTCTACACCAACTAATACCGCCAGTTACTGCGTAGCGGTCACACGCTTCGCATATTCCACGCCTACGGTCACGCTCTTCTTCACTCGCTAAACCTAATGTTATACCCATTATAACGCAATCGCCATAGCTACGCTGAAACCTGCTGTTGCACAGCTACCACATGTGTCAGCTGCTAATGATATGCTCCCATCTCCATTAGTTATTGTCATACCACTACCGGCAGTTAGTGTTCCTACTGCAGGACCACTTGTTCCACCTATCAATAGCTCTCCACTTGCATCCATTGCTACTGCAGCTACTGTATCTGTGCCACTATCCTGCGTAATAAGCACAGCTTTGTCAGCTAAAGAGGTAGCATTAGTACCACCGTTAGCTACTGGCAATGTACCACTTACATCAGCCGTGAGTGATGCGTCACCTACTGACCAAGTACCGCTATCTACTCTCGCTACACCCGTACTGCTGGAGGTATCAATATTCGTACCCCCATATGCCGCAGCTACTCTAGTGCCTTGCCATACTCCGGTACCTACCGTACCAACAGTAGCCAGTGAACTAGCCGAAGTGATGCTGTTCTGCGCAGCCGTAGTGATTGTGCCTTCGATATTACCGAAGATAACATTACCGGCTGAACCAGATGTGACCTCGCTAGATATACTAGCGTCTGGTATAAACGTCAGCTTGGATGCGCTATCATCGTACCCAAAGAAACCTATCTTAGCTGCACTACCGTTGTGCCAACGGAATGCAACCCCACGGTCTTTGTTATCATCACTTCCGGGCGCTGAATCACCACCCACCATTATAAGTGGGTCATCTACTGTTAGTGTGGTGCTGTTCACGGTAGTAGTGGTGCCATCTACCTGTAAAGGACCATTCACTATTATCGAACCTGTGCCGTTAGGTGTCAGCGTAAGGTCACCATTACTGTTGGTAACACTAATAGTGTTACCATCTGCTTTCAAATTATCTACTCGTAGGTCTGTAACCGCAGAGTTAGTACCGATAGTTACTCCATCAATAGCACCACCGTCAATATTTACTGCATCTGCTGCCTGAGTAGAGATAGAACCGACACCAATACTGGTACGTAATGTTGCACCACTCTCTGCTACAGGGTCAGTCGTGCCGTCACCGACAATCATTTCGCCATCAGACAAGACAGCCATAGCAGTTACTGCACTAGTTCCGCTTCCTAATAGGACACCACCATCAGTCAAGCTGGTAGCACCAGTACCACCTTTAGATACTGCTACGGTCTTGAGATTACCATCATTCTCCAAAGCTACTGCTAGTCTGGTCTTTACGTCCGTGACTGAGCCAGCAGGGTCAGTGCCTAGTTCTGTCTGGGTTTTTATAATGGCATCCCGTACTAAGTTTGCCCACTGTGCGACCGGTGGGGTATAAATAATAGCACCGGCAGTATGAGCAGCAGCTGTCGTGCCTCCTCTGGCACGTACCACAGTAAAGGTTGCACTACTGATTGAGTCTACCCACATTATCTCGCTATCTATTAGTATCCAGTTATTAGCTGAAAAACCAGAGATAGTTGCGGTAGCTACTACCGAGGTAACACTACTGTTAATATCAGCGTTGAGCGCAAACGTCTTGGCATTTACAAAGTCTGCGCCCAGCGTAGCCGATGTATCTAATGCTGCTGGGTATCCTGATGCGGTTGGTTCTGCCATAATATTACTCCTCTACCAATTCTTTTGCTCGCCCTTCTTGGACTACCTGCATTTCCTTAAGTTCTAGCCCTGTTTTATTGTGTATGTCCTGTCTACCACTCTTTAGTGTAGCCTTTAGCGTCTCTACTACATCCATGCTAGTTTGAAATTCTTCTCTATATGTGCCTACGAATGCTCCTTCTTCACTGTATATAGGCATATCTATCAACATTTTTACTGTATCTTCGTCAACTAGTGTGGCATTGATTGCGACTTGCATTCCTAAATACTTAGGTATCTTCATGTTATGTATCCGTAGCTAATGTCTTCACTGTACCGTCACCGAATTTTACCTTCAAATCTCCATCCGCACTATCAACATAAATTTGCGCCCAGCCTGACGCAGTGCTGGGGGCTGTCACACCATCTACAAGTGCTGAATTTTTGTGAGTAAATGTCCCAGACTCAGTAATGCCTGCTACGATAGTAGGTGTACCGTCTACGTCTGTATAAAATACAATATCGTCTTCAGCCCCGATATGTAAATCTTCGGGTTGATAAGTGCCACTGCTATCCGCACCAGACCATATCTTTGCAGTTAAATCTGAAGTGGCATTGTAAGAAAAAGCATCTACATCGTAAAAATTTATAGACATTGCATTCTCAAAGTCACTATCCGCAGGATTATGGAATAAAAAGTTTTTGTAGGTACTTCCAGTCAACGAGGCTATTCCCAGCCCCTCGCCCGGCAAAGTAAACATATATATACTATCATCAGTAGCTAGTTGTACATGTGCCTTTTGTGTGCCGGAGGTATTCTTAAATCTGATAAAATCTGAACTACCACCGCTAACGTCTTGTGCAATAAACCCTGTACTGTCTACCTGTATTCCAGCCGTCTTGTTGTACATCACCAATCCGTTGGTAGCGTCCCACGACATAAAATTATTTGCTAACCCTACCGCAAAACCTGATGTGTGGTCAAGTGGTCCCGGACTACCTGAATAACTTAAGAAACCATCTAAAGAACCAAGACGAGCATAGCCAGTCAAATCACCATCAGCATCTGTTCCGGTTCGCTGGTCTACACCGAGGAAAGGTGACGACTGACTACCACTAACTGTATTTGATATACGAGGGAATGCGTCTTTGAAATATCCGCTGATACCGTGTGTACCCCAACCTGTTCCAAGATTACCCCATGTTGCAGTAGCACCTTCACGAAACTCGCCCCAGTTAGTTGACCGTTGTCCGGTAAGAAATGCCCTACCTTTTGCTACGCCAATCTCACCTTTAGAAAATACCTGTGCAGTTCCAGCGATAGCTCTATCTACAGGAAAACGAAAACCACCGGTAATAGCTGTGCCAGCTTCACGCACTCGCATCCATTCTACCCTTGCTGCGGTGGGTTGAAATTGTATGTTGTCGCCTGCACGTAGGTCATTGGTCTTTACGTCTATTGACTCATCACCAACTGCTATATCAGCTATCAGGATAGCCACACCAGAGGCAACAATCATCTCGCCACCGTATGCGGATTGGGTACCCTGTACCACACCTGTAGTTTGTAACTCACCCCTAGCAGTAATGTTACCAAACTCAGCGTCACCACTACCTTCTATCTTGAAGCCAGTGGTGCCTGATGTGAATCCATCAGACTGAATGTACCGCTCAACTGCGAGGTCTCCCGCAAGTATCTTACTGGCACTAATAGGTCCTAAATCTACATGGGGATGGGTACCGTTAGAGTTTACCATGCCCTCTAGCGAGCCTATCCGCTCTTGTAGTACATGTATTTGGTCTAATAATTCACGGGCAGTCGCCATATCTAACTCCAACTCCAGTGGGTCGATACCCAACGAGAAGGCAAACGGACCTCCGCGTACCGAGAAGGTATCAATATTGGCTCTAAGCCAATTCTCCAATAATAATTCATCCAATATGATTGTGTCTGAAATATCCAGTACCGTATAACCCATACGTTCCATGACATCACGCTGGTTATCATCCCGCCGAGTTGCTTCAAGGCTTTGATGCCAACGCCAACCCTGTACACGTACAATGAGATTACGGGTAAAGAATATATAGTCTGCCACCATACCACCCAAGAACACTCTACCACCCAGCAACGAACTTTGGAAATCGAAGTCACCGCCCGGCACAAACTTCCTTGCCACCAGTGCTTTATAGAATATACGCTCAGGTAAGGTGCCATTGATACCCTGCGCTGCCCGTAGTTCTTGTGGATTCTCTGGTCCCACCAACCCACGGCGTGGTCCCCGTCTATGCAAAATGAAATCATCATCTTGGACATCAATCGGTGTAACAAACTTGTATTGCCGCAGTTGTAACGGTCTTTCTTCTGGTTGTTTACGCTTCTTGATATACCGCAGTATGGTTTTACTTGGTTTATAGAACGGTATAAGAGCAGGTTTTTTAGCCACACTAGCCCACCTCCACCAGACTGACACGGATACGATGCTCTACATCACCATCATCTTGACGTGACCGTGCCACCTCTGAGACGCTACTGACATATACATTCTTGCTTTCGTTCAGTAACGTAGTAAAAGCTACTGGCGCTGTGCTTGCTCTCGCTGTAGCTATCTCACTGATAATATCACCAGCAGATTTATTGCTTGCCAGACCAGCATAAGTACCATCTGTAGCGGCTAATATATCAAATGAGTACCCGTAAGCCACGTCCGGTCGCATCAAGTATTTCATATGATAACCTTTGAGTGCAGGGCTTTGTGCCGTACTATCGGTGTCAAGGTCAAATTGTAATTGTATTTTCTTGAACTCTACAGAGTTAGAGAACTGCAATACCTGTGTGGGGCTGGTAGTTACTGTGCCTAGTGTTGTAAAACTTCCGTCATCTAGCGCATACTTCACAATAACAGTACGGTCAGCTGTGCAGTTATTTGTTTCAACCATAATCTCACGGGCAGATTTAGTGACCCGTTCAAACCCCATAGTATGTGCAGAGGTGAATAAGGAGTGGGTACCGGTAGCAATAAAGTTAGCGTGCGGTAACTCTGACAACGATTGTAGTTCTATATAAGCCGTAATATCAGACGAACCGTCAATGTTGTACCACAGGAAATCATTATCTGTATCTATAGCTAACATAGAAATAGTACCTGCCCCATTAGTGATTGGGTCTAATAGTTTGTGCCAACCTACTCCATCATATGCCAAGATGGACTCAGTGTAGGTACTTTCGTTAGTTCTAGCAGTGCAATAAAGGTACCCGCCCCGCGCAGTAAAGTTCTTGAAGCTACCATACTGGGTGAACGGAAATGTATCAGTAAGTCTGGGCGGGCTTACATCTAATAAAGTAGCACCCGTCCAGCGATAAACACGGTGTCTAATGGGGAACCATAATGCTCCCATCCAATTAACCAGACTATTGAAGTTGTCGCTGTGTGCTTCGGTGGAAAAGTTCAGCACCCTACGGGCAAGGAAACCCTCGTCGTTATTGACAATCCACAACCCATCATCCCTTGCGGCATACAACGCATTAGAGAAACTAGTCAGTGCTTTTACACCTTTGCCCGGCGGTCCTACTTTGACAACACCGGTGTCAGCCGCACCACCACCCTCTAGGTCAGATAAGTCTTCCTGACCGGCGTAGTGTAGAAAATGCTTATTACGTTCTGTAAACCATTGGTATTGTCCATGAATGGCAGTCTTATCAAAGTCAGTAGCGGCGGCATCTATACCTGCGTTTGCCCAAGAGCTTGCGCCACCTGAAGCAGAGTATTGTATTCTGGCTGAGGTAGGGCATACAAATATATTGGTACCGTTAGTGAATAGCGCATTGACAGAGCCAGAATATACACTAGCCCATGAGCCAGCGGCACCAGCACTACCGGGTGTGAATTTTCTCACCCCACTACCAGACTCGCTTCCCCATGTATACCAACTACCACCAAAGTTTATGCCACCATCTTTGATGCTTTGACCGGTCTCAGAGCTTACCGGTTGAGTCATTAGCATAGCCATGTCAGACTGGCGTGTGTCTATATTACCAGCAGTACGCTCGTAACCTGTTCCATCGGTAAACCGTTGGAAGCCAAACCCGTGTCTAAAATCTACTTGTGATAGCGTCTGGTACAAACCTAGCTCGGAAAAAGCAATAGACGCACCTGCCGGTGAAGCACCGCGGGGTGCAAAGTCTACTACGTCTCTGCGAGTCCACGAGCTGATGTCTATGCGGTAAGGTTTGCCGTTCAGGACGACATCGCAATCTACACCAACTATTGCCATTAGAAGGGATACTCCAGTGGAGTGTCAACAACGGTTTCCTGCTCAATCCACATAGTGGATTTAGGAAGCCTGAATTTATTCTGTAATTTGTAGACCTCTGCCATGCTCTCATACATCTGTTGTAAGTAACGATGGCGGTCAGAGTCTGCCCTGCTGTCACCTATACGACTGGCATGTAAGTAAGCCAGTGCTTTACGGATGATATATTCTCTTGGTACAACAGTAGTACCATTGTCGGCTGTTAGCCGAGCTGGTTTAGCAACATATACTACCCGTAACGAGTGTCCTGCATGAGCAGAATAGCGGCTAGTCAGGTATGTGGTGGCGGGCCAAAAGGTCTGGTCGAATCTAGCTGCTACTATTCTGTGCCAGTCTGCCACCTCTTCGGTAATGTTTTTAATAACGTACTTAGATGTGCTATCAGGGTTGGTACCCCACGCAGAGCTAACAGTCAATGCAGTACCAGTATTGCTAGAAATGGTACGATTTTGTCCTTTGCCAGTACCATGATATATAGCGACCTGCATATTAGCAAACGCATTAGTTGTCCAACTTTTGGTACTATCTGTTAAGCTGGTGTTACCACCTGCCGACGCAGTACCTTTGTCTTTCTCGTTTACTGACTCAAGCCACATAGACAACACATAATAAGGCGTGCCGGGCAAGGTGTATTCTAATGTGTCTTGTGTGAGAGCTGTAGTTTCGTCAGTAGTTACCTCGAAGAACTCGGGGAATCCATCCTCAATAGCAGAGTTTATAGCGTCATGTATCTGGTCAGCCGTAAAACCTGTGTGTATTTCATATGTAGTACCGCTACCCGAGGCACTACCAAGCGCAGGTAACCATGTTAATGTGCCACTTGAACTGGCGAAATCATTGATTAGACGAATAGAACCAGCTGATGTCAAATATAAATAAGAGCCATTCCATACATCATCTGCCTGCTTTAAGCGGGTGGCGTCGACTAACGTGGTGGTACTTCCGGTGGCGGTCGATGTACCACTGGTACCAACACGCTGAAAGAACTCCATTCCCAGCCTGCGACATAATTCGTGCCTTAAATCACTGCGCGTTACGGTAGGCTCTGCCATTATCCTGCCAGCCTTTCACTCGCTGTACTAAATTCAGTATCTATTTCGCGCATTCTACGCTCTACCTCGTTGTAAGGTTTGATGTTATCGGCACTCAATACTTCAGCACGCGCTTCATATTCTGCTTTTTGTTTGTCGCGATTATCTAATTGTTCCTTTACTTGTATAGGCACTTCTACTTCTTCGTTGGGTGGAAATATATACGTAGCCGGACCAAGCCTAACAATCTCTGGCTGTACTTCAATTCCTTTTGGTGTCTGTACTATTGTGCCAGTGCGTTTCACTTTTACTGTGGGAGTGTTTGCCAGTGCCGCTTTGAATTTTATATTGTTAGCAGCCGCTTCAGCTTTGGCGTACTGCATTGACGTTTTGACATCATTCATAGCTGTGGCTTGTGCCTTTTCCCGCACATCAGCTGGTACAGCATCAGCGACTGCCCGCCATTCGTCAACCAATTTGGCACGGTCGTTCTCCCAACGTCTTACTGCCTCTTGTTGTTCGGCATGATGTTGCCTGAGATTAGTTACGCTATCAGCCAACGACGCTTGATGTTTGTCGTACTTATTCATACGGTCAAGTATAGAGTCCTGACCCTGTAGAATTTGCTGTAACACTAAAGCCACATCAAGGGCTTCAGTATCTGGCATAGTCAAGAACTCGTCACTTTCAAGAGCTTTGACTGCTCTATGGTTAGCCTTCATAAACTTATACTCCCTCAACAAAAAACGGGCGACAGGCTATGAGCCACGTCGCCCGTTTTTTTGCTATTATTCTGGGCGGTCGCCCATTTTAGTTACCGACAACGATAACGTGTACGGTTAAAGGTCCTGTTCCTGCTGTACCTGCGACCTCGTCAATGTCTAAGTCGATTTGGTCGCCTTCAGAAAACAATGCTGTACCCGAACTATTAAAAGAACTTCTTCCAATAACTGAGGTTGCGCCATCAGTGGCATCGTGTGCCTGCTGAAGGGTATTTGCAGCCCATAAGTTATTAGCGCCGTTCGCCAACATTACTTCTGTAGCTGCAGAGCCTGAACCTAAACTCTTGACGCACATTTGTACGCTTTCGATATAACCATCGAATGGCATCTTTACACTAGCTTGGCTATCGCCTGTTGCTAGTGTGCCATCGACAGTCATTACTAAGGATGCCCATCTTCCAGATTTGTTATAACTCATTTCCTAATTCCTCCTAACTGAACTCATTCGCATGTTCTAGTTCAACTGCAAAAGCAGAATTGAGAACACTAGAGGCAAACGCCATCTTCCAAGCGACGGTTGCACGCTGATTGAGTGGGTCTTCTGAACCACCGGAACCAAGCGGTTTCACGATGATGTCGACAGGCTTGATGCCTTGGTCGCCAGTCAAAGGTTTGCCTTCAGGTCCAGCAGCATCTACGTCGCGTGGGTCGATGTTACCGATACCAACTTGACCGTAAGCCTCACGTCCAATGAAGAAAGCACCGTATACGTCTGCGGAACTTGCGCCACCATCTTCGTATTCTTTTGCGTTTGAAGATATGTAAATGTCGCAGTTCAAGAACCGACCCATAAAGCCGGTGCGCATTGGGTTGCCATCATCACGGGGTGATGCGTGGAAGAAGGTATTGGTGAACTTTTCGTCCTGCATGAGTGTTGCATAAGTATGTGGGTGAATGATTACAATAAACTGCTCTCCATCTACAGGCAACGCATTAGCTGCCATTAAGGTGGACAACGCTTTTACGAAATCCGCATAATCAATGTTGTCGGTAGTCGCAGCAATTTGCGTACGAGCCGTTCTAGCATTGGGGAAATTCGTAGTTACATTGCCAGCCAAGGCATCACGCTGAAGCGAGTCTGCCGATAAGCCAGCCTGTTCACCGAGCATACTTGAAAAAGTTGAAAGTATGGGGTCATAGCTTTCGTAATCAATCTGGTCGGTGTGCTGTAAGTAAGCGCCGTAATAAGATGGGTTTAAGGTAACCACACTAACAGATGCAGATTCACTCTCAGGAGTTACGCCTTCTGTTAGTACCGTTGTATTGGCGGAAAGAGCGGCGAATTTTCTGAACTCGGCACTCCCGTAGCCATTGATGTTGCCCTTCACTGCCCAGCGTCCATGCACAAGCCGTGGAACGGCTCGGATGAGCAAGCGGCGAAGGTACTGAGTTTTTACGCTATTAGATAGCGAACTTGATGTTACAGTAGCCATTTTCTACCTCGTATTTATTGGGGTAGCTGGTCGGGCTTAAGCCCTCCTGTTTCTACCCGTTTGAATATATCTTCCCACTCCTCGAGTGGTATATCAGCCATACGGGTATGCCCCGGGTTGCTCCCCTGTGGTGTCGTAGTGACGACCGCTTGGGGATTTGCCCTTTGCTGCTGTGGTGCTACACTATTTGCTTCGCCTATTCGACGAGACATCCAGTGGGTAGCACTGTTACGGATGTTATCAATAGAACTAGCGTCCAGTGCATCCGCAGGCACGCCCATGCGCAGAAAGTGTTCGCGCCACTCTCCTACTGCTTCTTGTACATCTGCTCGGTACTTTTGCTGTCGCAGTTGTTGTTGTACACCTTCGTACTTTTGACGGTAATAATCGGCTTGGAAGTCGCGACGTTCCTCATCGTTCATACCTTCCATCTTCTGCTCGCGTAATCTATCTTCAAACTTTTCACGCTGTTGACTCCATGTACTACGTTCGGCGTCAAACTTGCGTTGCTGTCCAGACATAGACCTACGCATACGCTCCATTTGTGACTGGAGTGTACCAAGTTGATGTTGGAGACCGGCTTGTTCCGGTTCCTGTGCTGGCGTTGCCGTAGGAGAAGCTACGGGTTCGCTGGCAGCGGGGGCTTGCGCCTCGGCTTGCTCTACGATGGGTGCTGACTCCGCGTCAGGACTTACATCGTCACTGGGAATGGGATTTATATTATCCACGGTTTTCCTCCTGCTATATGATTTGGGTTAATATTAAGGTCTTTTTGTACCAAGTGCAACTATTTTTTGCTTAATGCTGATTTTAATGCTTCATCTGTGTATTTTGGATTAGTTTCTGCCTCATATGCACTACCAGTAAGCCCTTTTACCCACTGTTTGAAGTCTAAAACATTAGACTCGCGCCTACGTGGGTATACGCTTGCAAGGTATGCCATAGTCCTGTTAGAGGGTTTACCAGACTTCAATTCTAATATCGCTAAAGGATTTACTTCTACTTTAGGATAAGTTGGTTTAGGTGGTGCTGTCACTCTACCTATCCGTAACGGGTCAACCTTACCGTACTCGGTTGTACTTCGTAATCCTAATGCTGTACCAAATGGTTCGGGGAACTCGAATCCTCTCGCCGGAATGTCTGGATACATACTATCCCGATAAATACTCTCACCTGTTTTTTTGTCCACTAACGCATCCACCTCTGGGTCTCTATATTGTTCTGCCCAAATAGGGTGGTCTGCCGCGTATAAATCTTTCATACGCCACAGTGCTTTTAGTTTTTCGTAGTCATCGGCACTCATAATTCTCTAAATGCCCTCCTTTCGTCAGGACTCAAACTATAATAG